TGCATCACTAACTAAAACTTCGGATCAATTATCATCATCGACTTCAAGTTCATCCAAAACATTAGTTTCTAATTTGATACCTAAAGTAAGTCCATTAGCAGCAGTTACTTCACCATAAGATTATAACATGACAAATTATGTAGAATACGACAGAGTAGGATTACCACCTAGACCAGATGGTGATTTGGGTTGGACTGAGCCAGAATCAGCTGCGTCTAGTGATTATCCACCAAAATATCCATTTAATAATATCACTCAAACTGAATCAGGCCATATGTTTGAAATGGATGATACACCTGGTGGTGAACGTGTTAGAATACATCATCGTTCTGGTACATTCATTGAGATGCACCCAAATGGTGATGAAGTGCATAAAATTTATGGCGACGGATATGAAATTGTCACAAAAAATAAAAATGTTTTAATTAAAGGTGTTTGTAATATCACAATTCAAGGCGATTCTATTGTTCATGTTTTGGGTGATAAAAAAGAATTGGTTGAAGGTAACTATAGTCTTGTTGTTAAAGGTGATTATGATTTAGCTGTTAAAGGTGTCGCATCACTAATGTCAAATGATGATATGACAATAGGTTGTGGTGAAATAGCTGCTGGTTCTTTAAATATTATGACTGGTAGTCATTTACAATTATCTGGTGATTTATCTATTGATGGTGAATTGACTGCACTCAATATTATTAGTAAAGGCCGAGTTGATGCTGCTACTGGTGTGAGTGCTGGATTCTTAGGTTTCGTTTCAGTAGAGGGTGGACTTTCTATTGGTATTCCAGCTGCTATTCCAGGTACAATTAATTGTATTGGACTGATTGACGCTTTAGGTCCAATCACTTCATTAATTTCGATGGAAGCACCATTAGGCACTTTTGGTACAATGGAAGCAATTTTAATGACTGACGTTGTAAACAGTTCTATATATGATTATCACTTTCATTTTGGTTTTGCTGGACCAACTAGTCCACCAGTTCCACCGTTTATTGGTTTATAAGGTTTATTATGGCAAATTTATTTGATACTCTTGGTTTTAATCCTGATTCTGTTTCTGATGTTATACAACTACCAGACTCAACAATTAAACAATTAAATAACACACCACAAATAATCACATCATGGCAAAAACAAGACATTCTTGATAATAATACGGATGGTTATTTTGTAAATCCTTGTGCTAACACATGTAATACATTATGGGCAACAGCAAATACTTTAATTGGATATACAAGTGGTTTAACTGGTACAGGAACCACAAGTTTGTGGACAAGTATTTTTAATAATCTGCGTTCATTTGCTGGGTATTCTGTAACAACTGGTGGTGGTGAAGGTGATCCACCAGTGACAACATATTATCCAGGTGAAATCAATAAATTTATTGCCCACACAAATAGAATTTCTGGTGTTGTAAAATTAAATTCTACTAATGCATCGACTGCTAATTTACCATATTATGACTCTGCTATTGCAATTGGTAAATCTACCATGTATTTGACATATCAAACAGATGGTAGAACAGATAATGCTCCATTATTAGGGAGTTTTACAAGTATTTTAGCTTCAAATACATTGATACAAATTTCATCAAATCTTTCTTCGTATGTGAATGTAATCAGTCAAAGTATACATGTTGAAACAACTGGAGGTGGTGGTGAAGGTGATCCATTTGTATACACAAATGTCTCAAATTTAAGTGTCTCAACAGTAAATAATATTTATAGTTTAGCTAATACTCTTTATAGTACTATATTATCAAGGCGGGTAGCTGATGAGACTTATTTTACAAATGCACGGAATTTAGCAAATAGTACAAAGACTTTTAGACAATTTAACAATCCGGGCGTAACAGAAAATTATTTAATACAAAATTATATCGGTTCAAGTAAACTTAAATCGAGACTCTCCTCATAGCGAATAAATAGAATATGGCAACAGTACTAACAAATACCGCAAGACAATTCAGAGATTTGGATTTGAATTTTAAGATTCATCCAATTCGAAAAGATATCAATAAACATTCTGGTGAAATTGCAGTAATTAATTCTGTCAAAAACTTAGTGCAAACTAAGCACTATGAAATACCATTTCAACCAGATATAGGATCAAATTTACAAAGATTGTTATTTGAACCACTTGATTCTGTAACAGCAGCTTTAGTTGAAAGAGAAATAACTGAAGTTGTTAATAATTATGAACCTCGAGCAGCAATAAAGTCCGTTCGAATAACTCCAGACTATGATAACAACGGATTTCGAGCAGAAATGACATTTCAAATAGTTAACGTGACTGATCCAGTAACAATTAAATTTTTCTTAGAACGAGTTCGATAAATGGCAGACAATCGTTTACAAATTGCGGAACTTGATTTTGACACAATCAAGACCAACTTAAAATCATATTTAAAGCAACAATCAGAGTTTACAGACTATGATTTTGAAGGTTCTGGCCTTAGTGTTTTAATGAATCTTTTAGCGTACAATACACATTATAACGCATACTATTTAAATATGGTAGCAAATGAGTCGTTTTTGGATACCGCATTATTAAGAGATTCTGTGGTGTCACATGCAAAGACTTTGGGATATGTTCCATATTCTAAGACAGCATCTACGGCTACTGTAAATGTTATTGTTGAAACTAATGATTCTACTATAAACACTATAACACTACCAAAAGGATTTACATTTCTTTCTGAAACAATTGATAATTCCTCATATAATTTTAATGTAATGTCCGATGTAACTGTTACAAAAACAGGTACACAATATATTTTTGAAAATTTAAAAATTAAAGAAGGTCTATTTTCAACTTATTCATTCACACAAAGTTTTTCATCAAACCCTAAAAGTGTATTTGAAATACCAGACCCAAATATAGACACAAATACAATTACTGTTGCTGTTACTCCTTCTGCGGGTAATTCACAAATTACAATTTATAATGCTGTATCAGATGTGTTAGATGTTACTGGATTATCAGAAATTTATTTTATACAAGAATCTAAAGCTGGTAAATATAAGATATATTTTGGTGATGGATATGTTGGTAAAAAATTAAATGATGGTGCAGTTATCACAGTAACTTATTTGTCAACAGCTGGTGCAGTATCTAATAAAGCTTCTACATTTACTGTTAATGGTACTATTGGTGGATATGTTGGCATAACAGTTAATACTGTTGATGTGGCCTCTGGTGGTGCTGATAGAGAAACTGTTAGTGAAATTAAATATAATGCCACATCACAATTCGCTACACAAAATAGATTGGTAACATTTAAAGATTATGAAACCTATATCACAAGAAATTATCCACAATTAGATTCGATTTCTGTATGGGGTGGTGAAGATGAAATTCCACCAGTGTATGGTAAAGTTTTTGTTTCAATTAAACCAAAAACTAATTACTACATTTCAGAAGCAGAAAAACAAAGAATTTTGGATGAAATTATAAAACCAAAATCTATTGTTTCAGTTCAAACTCAATTTAAAGATCCAGAATATTTGTACTTATTGGTAAATAATTATATCAAATATGATCCAAAGAAAACCACTTTGAATGAATCAGCTATTAAAACTAATATTACCAATTCAATTTTAAATTACAAATCAACATATCTTGATAGATTTTCTGCTAGATTTATTCTTTCTAAGATGCAAGACTTTATTGATGGTACAAGTTTAAATTCTATTATTGGTTCTGAAACTGTTGTTCGTTTACAAAAAAGATTATTACCTGTTTTAAATCAAAGCAAAAATTATACAATCAATTACAACGCACCATTACATCGTGGTACAATCACAAACAAACTTGTATCTACATCATTCAATGTTTATGATATGGATGGAATACAACGAACAGTAGTATTTGATGAAATCCCACAATCATATTCTGGTGTTAATTCTATTCAAGTGAATGATGCTGGTACTGGTTATCTTACTGCACCAACTGTAACAATTACTGGTGATGGATCTGGCGCAGAAGCAGAAGCTGTAATTCTGAATGGTAGAATTCAAGCTATTAATATTGTAAAAAGAGGAATAGACTACACTAGAGCTATTGTAACTATCTCTGGTGGTAGTGGTTATGGAGCAACAGCTGTTGCTGTTATTGATGGTCGTGTTGGAACATTAAGAACTATATACTACGATTCAAATGCCGAAAGACAAATTGTAGACAATAATGTTGGATATATTGATTATGATAATGGTATCATTCAAATTTATGATATCAATATTTTATCTGTTAATTCGGCAGATGGCTATATTCGTATTGCTTTGGAATCCGAAAAAGGTATTGTCGAAACTATTCGAAACACAATTATTACAATTGACGAAACAGACGCTACTGCTATTACAATTGATTTAGTTAAAGCATCTAGTTAATTAAATGTCT